TACAACGGCTCTGGCTTTGTGAACGCTGGTTCTGCTGTGAATGGTACGGCTAACCGTGAGAGTTATGTCGTAGGTACGTCCTCTGGTTCGTACACTGGTTCAACCACAGTCTTCCCTGCCACATACGATAGTGGCTTTGTAGACCTGTACCTGAACGGTGTGAAACTTGTAAACGGTGCGGACTTCACGGCAACTAACGGTACGTCAATCACCCTCACCACCGCCGCCGCCACAGGCGACACTGTGGACATCCTCTCGTTTGGTACATTCACGCTGGCAAACATTGCGGCTAATAACCTGACCGATGTGTACACCACAGGCGTAGCTGATGGACAAATCCTTCAGTACAGCGGAACGAACTCTCGCTTTGAGCCAGTTACGTTTCAGGGTGGTGCAGGATACTTCGTTGGCGAGAACGGTACGACAGGCAACACCAGTACAGGCTTGGGTGACATCTTCCGTGTCCATGAAGCCGCACTGGATACAGCAACAACAATTCCATCCAACACTAACGCACTAGCTGCTGGGCCGCTTACGCTCAACGCTGCGCTGACAGTGAATGGCACAGTAACGGTGGTCTGATATGGCAAGTATAATTAACGTAGATACGATTAACGAGAAGACCAGCGGCAACGGGGTGCAGATTCCGGGGCACGTGGTTCAAACTGTTCATTTCACAACAGGCACACAAGTCTCCACTGCCAGCACTTCAGCGGTGGTTACAAACCTATCTGGGTCAATTACTCCGAAATATTCTACAAGTCACATCTATGTGATTTTACACCAAAGAGTATTTGCTAATCCGGGGGCTGGTGGCTCTGCTGGAGATTGGGGTTTGGAGAGAAGCACTGATGGGGGAAACACATTCAGTCAAATTTATGTCAGAGGCAGAACAGGGCTAACAGACAACACTGGTGGTTGTGATGTTCAAGCAAGCACAATGTTTAAGGACAGCCCCGCAATAACCACTGCTGTGAATTACAGAACCACAATTAGGAATAATGCTGGAGCGGGTAATGTGTATGCAAATCTTGATAATGCTCTAGCAACAATGACAATCATGGAGATTGCACAATGACGACACTATACGTTGATAACATTGCGCCTAATCTCCAGAGCAAGATTAGTGCGCCTAACCTGACGTTGCCGACAGGCAGTGTGATTCAAGTAAAGCAAGGAATAACTACCGCTCAACAAACTATTGCTACTGGTAGTGCTGATTCCAGCAATTATACAGACATAGGTTTGTCACTTTCAATAACGCCATCATCAACATCCAGTAAAATTTACCTAATGGCATCAGTTAGCGTTGGTCAGAAAAGTAATTCTTTCAATAACTCTCTGGGTCTTTTTAGGAATACCACAATAATAGGTGCTGGTTTAACTAGCGGAATAGACAGTTATGCTACTAACGCCTCATGGAGAGCTTTCAATGAGTACGCTATGGGACAAGTGCCTATAAACTTTTTGGACAGCCCCTCAACAACAAGTGCCATCACCTATGCCGTAAAGTGTAATCACAATGGCGGCGCCGCTTATCCTTCTTACATAAACAGGTCTGAATACGGCAATACGTTTGGGGGAAATACAAGTAGCACCTTAATCGCAATGGAGATAGCAGGATGAGCAGTATTCTCAAAGTAGACCAAATCCAGCTATCGAATGGCAACACGCCTACTGCTGGTGACTTGGGGCTGAACACGACAGGTAACGTCATAAAGCAAGTTCAGTTCGTAGACAAGACACATCGCTCTTGGTCAGGAGCAGGACGGAACACAATTATTGCTGTTCCCGGAACTTTAGGGGATGGCTCTGTGTTTATCGACAGAACCTATAACACATCTAAGATTTTGATTGAGTATAGTGTAACTTGTGGGATGCCTGATGACACTTGGTGTAATTTCATTGTGGACTACGCCCCTGCTGGTTCTGGATACACAGTTCTTCCCGATAGAGGGCAAGCTATTGTAGGTATCCAAAACGCTGGCTGTTTAGCCCATTTTGGGGCAGCGGGTCAGGGTAGTTATGGGAATTCATATAATACTCACTCCGCTGGCTTTAGATACCTACTAGACCCAAACACCACAACAAACAAAGTGTTTGTGCGGTTGACCACTACTTATGGGCATAACAGTTCAGCCCGAACTTGTTACTTAAACAGACCTAACCAAGTGTCAGACAACAACCGCTTTACTGGAATCAGTACAGTACTACTTACAGAAATCGCTGGCTAACTTTAGGAGAAATCAATGACCGATATAGCAACAGCACTTAACAAACTTGGGGTCACTGAGTGGGTTCTTCGTGGAGAGCCAACGAGTGAAGCTGAGTTTAACGAAATGTTCCGCAAAGTAACTGGCGCAGATGCCAACGGAACAGCAATCGAATCTGACGACACCTCTACTTGGGGTGTCACATGGTCACAAGTATCAGCCAAGAAGGATGAACTTGTAGCCGCAGAACCAATGCGTCTGCTCCGTGCAGAACGTGACCGCAAACTGGCTGACACAGATTGGTGGGCTACGAGTGACCGCACGATGACCGATGCTCAGACTACATATCGTCAGGCATTGCGTGATGTTCCTGCAACTTACTCGTCACTGGATGATGTTGTTTGGCCTACAAAACCATAAGGGGGCTTAGATGACACGAGCAAGAGATTTCGCTGATGTAATTAGCGGTAACTTTGACCTGCCAGCTGGCGCACTCGACAACGCAAGTGGTGAAACAGTGTTTCAGAAAGCCACAGTGGCAAGCACAGGGTCTGTATCGCTTAACTTAGGTGGCAACGACACTTTTTTTGATGCTGGGACATTGACAGGAAACACGACTGTTTCATTTGCTTCAGCCCCGACCAAAAAGAAGTTCACATACAGCTTCATTCCGGGCTACGACAGTTCAGCGACTTCAGTAAATGACCTGCGTTATTGGTATGGAGACACAACAACCAATACAAATCCTTTGCAGATGGGTGGTTGCGTTTTTAACAGTGACGGAACGAAAGCTATTTATAGCGAAGTTTATGGTGACCATATTATCGAAGCAACTCTGTTGATACCCTACGACATGGGTAGCAGAGACAGAAGTAGTCTTAAGTTTGTCAAAACAAATAGTGATACAGCTTCTTTCGCAAACAACGGAAGTGTGGGTGATGGTAGTCATCTTTTCCCAGTTTGTTTGCAATCAAACGCAGATGGAACACTAATCAGTTATTTAGATTCAAACCAAGATGACTTAAGGACACTGACGCTATCGACAGGCTTCGATTTAAGCACAGTTACAGGTTACAATGACTTGTATGTGGGTAGTTATGAGAATAATCCAATGGGATTTGCGTTTGCGCCTAACGGTAATACATTTGTAGTTAGTGGTTCTGGTGGTGACGATTTAAATGAATATTCAGTAGGTACTGCTTTCAATGTTTCTGGTGCTAGTTGGTTGCGTGACCCACTTAGTAGTTTTCAGTTAGGTACTTATGGGGCTATGGGTTTGCGTTGGGGTAAAGGTGGTGGTTCTTTCTATTTCTGTTCTGGTAGTAGCCAGTTATCTCTTGTCAGAAGGTCTAATATAACCTCAAACAGTTTTAGCCTTGCTACTTGTTCCAACCCTAGAACAGACCATGCGCTTTCTTTTGGTTCTTTGGGTATAGACCAATCACATTTTCGTGGTTGGGCAGAACTAAGTTTAGATAGAATAATGCCTTGCGTTTATGCTGACGGCAAATCGTTTAATGCAATCATAGAAATGGGCGAAAGCTATCACCCAACCTTTAGTGCAACTATATCTGGCAAGCTAGGTCACTTCAGTAGAGGCTATCGCCACTTCATCGACTTTGAAACAAGTAACAGCGGCACGAACTTTGGCATCATTGACCACAGAAAGGTTTATGTCGGATGAACCAGAGTGACATAGCAATAGCTACAGGGGGTGTTTCTGCCCCCTTATGGCTTCCTGCTCTCAACGAGTGGGTAGCCCTAACTGTTGGGGTACTCTCAATAATCTACCTCGGCTTTAAAATCTATGAGTTCTTCTGGAAACAGAAGTAACTTACTTTAACTAACTTTCCCTTAAATCTTAATGAATGGAGGTCATTGCTATGATTGACCCAGTGTCGGCGTTTGCCGCCGTTTCTGCTGGACATTCCGCAATTATGAAAGCTGTTCAAATGGGGAGGGACTTGTCTTCCCTAAGTAGTCAAATTTCACGATACGCCCAAGGAGAAGCTGAACTACAGTTCGGTGCTTCTAAAAAGAAAAAAGCGAGGTTCTCGTTTGCGGAAGAAAGTGCAATCGAAAAGCATTTTAAAAAAGAAAAACTTGCCGACATGAGAAACGAGTTACGTTCTGTTTTTCAGCTTTATGGTAAGGCAGGGCAATGGGAAAGACTACAAGCTGAAATAGCTTCGGAACGAGCAAGAATACAAAAAGAACTAAACTTACGAGCGCACAAAAAAGAACAATTCCAAATGTGGTGTACCGTTATCATTGTCCTCTTCTTAGGAGTTGGCGGTCTTGGTTGGTATGTCGCGTGGCTCAAAGGACTAACTTAACATGATTAACATTTTACTTCAGGGGCTTCTTGGTGTCGCTGGTGAAGCTGTAACAGGCTACATGGACACTAAGAAAGCCAAGGCCAAGCAGAAGCTGGTCAAGATAGAGGCTGAAACAAGCCTGATGGAAAAGCAGATAAAAGGGGAGATTGATTGGGATGTGGAAGCTGTCAAAGGTTCAAAGGAATCTTGGAAAGACGAGTATCTTACAATTCTGTTTAGTATCCCACTGTTACTCTGCTTCTTACCGTTCACTGTCGATTACGTGGAGCGGGGCTTTGAAGCGTTGGCACTCACACCTGACTGGTATAAATATACCCTTGGTGTAATTGTATCGGCCTCCTTTGGTATCAAGGGTGCATCCAAAATGTTTAATAAAAAATAAGAAGCCAAAAGGCTCAAGGAGATAGTAATGTTTATCGCTTCTGTTTTCTTTTGTTGGGTAGCTTTCGGTGGTCACCAGTGTCTGGTGGCACACGATACTGAAGGCCCATACCTAAAAGAAGAAGACTGTGAGACAAGGTTAAAAGAAATAGAATTTATCATTCACTCAAAGATACCCATGTCTACAGTCAAAGCAAAACTGTGTGAACAAATAGAAGAAGGTCATATCTAACAGATGGAACTAATTTATATAGAAATGACTATTCATGTTTTGGTGCTTCTTGGTGTTTGGATAAACACAGGTATTAACATCGTACACCGAATAAAGAATTAACCGTGGTTAACTGACTATGGTTTTTGATATGCACGACAGAACTACCCCAGAACAAGCAAAAAGAAATAGAGAACGCGATGACCAGAATAAGAGATTACAAGCGGGAATACGCACAGTACGGGGGAACGGAAGTACAGAAGAAGCGCAGGGCGGGACGGAACGCCGCGAGGCGGTACGCTCTGAAGAAGGGGATGGTTAGAAAAGGTGACAACCTTGAGGTAGACCACCGTAACTTTAACACGTTGGACAACAGGCCAAGCAACCTACGTATCCAACATCGTAATATCAACAGGAGCAGACAATCGTGACAAAAGTATCAGACATACTCAACGAGCTACACGAGGCTACCGCTGTTGAACTCTTGGAACGCATTAGGTCTGGCGAAGCAAAACCCGCTGACCTCTCTGTTGCAGTCAAGTTTCTCAAGGACAATGGTATCGAAGCAATCCCAACAGACGGCTCTATCCTACAGACTCTGATGTCAGAACTACCATTTGACGAGGATGACGAAGACTTTGAACTCATCAAAACTCACTGACTTTCGTAACTTTTTATTTTTAACTTGGAAACATCTTAACCTACCTGAACCAACTAGCGTTCAATACGACATAGCTTCATATCTACAGAGCGGCCCAAGGCGTCTTGTCATTGAAGCCTTTCGTGGTGTCGGTAAATCCTACATCACCAGTGCCTTTGTAGTACACCAGTTACTTCTAAACCCAGAGCTAAAGGTTCTTGTGGTGTCAGCCTCTAAGAACCGCTCTGATGACTTCTCTACGTTTACACAGAGATTAATCAACGATATGCCTGTGCTTCACCACCTGAAACCACGGGAAGAACAACGAGCAAGTAAGATATCCTTTGACGTTGGCCCTGCTGGGCCTAGCCACTCCCCTTCTGTTAAATCAGTAGGTATTACAGGACAACTGGCTGGTAGCCGCGCAGATATCATCGTAGCTGACGATATTGAGATTCCAAACAACTCAGCAACACAGATGATGCGTGATAAGCTAGGTGAAAGCGTAAAGGAATTTGACGCTATCCTAAAGCCTGATGGTCGCATCATTTACCTTGGTACACCCCAGACAGAGATGTCGCTTTACGAGGAGTTACCCAACCGTGGATATGAGGCCCGCATATGGCCCGCCAGATACCCCTCAGAGTCCGTCAGAGGCCGCTACAGTGGCCGTCTTGCCCCAAAGGTAGCTGACCTACTGGACAGGGACGAGGAAGGACTCACAGGGCAACCTACAGACCCTAAGAGATTCACAGATGAAGACCTCTTGGAACGAGAGTTATCCTATGGGCGTTCTGGCTTTAGCCTACAGTTCATGCTCGACACAAGCCTCTCTGATGCCGACAGGTATCCGCTGAAGCTCAATGACCTTATAGTTATGCCTCTGGATAACGACAAAGCACCAGAGAAAGTCCTGTGGGGACGTAACCCACAACACGAACTTAAAGACCTACCCAACCTTGGACTAGCTGGCGATAAGCTGTATGGGCCACAGGAGCGGGTTGGTTCGTGGTTAGACTACACGGGCAGTGTGCTTGCTATTGACCCCTCTGGTAGAGGTGCAGATGAAACAGCGTATGCTGTGGTAAAGATGCTCAATGGTCAGTTGTTCGTTACTGATGCTGGTGGTGTAAAGGGTGGCTATAGTGCAGAGACACTACAGCAACTAGCAAACATAGCAAAGAAGGGTAAGGTCAACGAGATTATCATCGAGAGTAACTTTGGTGACGGTATGTTTACCGAACTGTTCAAGCCAATGCTTCATAAGTTATATGAGGTCACGGTGAACGAAGTACGCCATAGTAAACAGAAGGAGCTACGTATTGTTGATACGCTAGAGCCTGTGATGAACCAACACAGATTGGTGTTTGACCCGAAGGTAATCGAGCGGGATTGGCAGTCGGTACAGAACTATAGCCAAGAGAAAGCCCCCAAGTACACGCTGATGTATCAGATGACCCGTGTTACAAAGGAGCGCGGTGCGCTTGCTCACGATGACCGTCTGGATGCGCTGAGTATGGCAGTAGCCTATTGGGTAGAACAGATGGCCTCTGATGCCGACAAAGCTATTGTAGACCGCCGTGAGGAGCTTCTAATGGAAACTCTGGAGCGTTTCAGTACCAATACGTTACTCAAAAAAGGTAGAGAACCTGTACAAAACACATGGTTTAGCATTTAATGGACACTATAGGAGGGGGGTCAATACATATTATAGTATACCTATAGGTAACTATAGTAGGGTTGTAGAACTAACCAACCTAGTATAACCCCCTCTTTTAGTCTATTTTGTTTGTTACACATTGGTAACCCCAAATATTTTGTAGAAAAATCTGAAGGGGTAACGCGTAGGTATGCGCGGATAATAACCCCCATGGTGGTACTGGTGGGCCGTGTCGTAAACAAAAGGGCTGCGTGTGGGCCAATAGTGTCACTGCATTGACACGCGATAACCGCAAGGCCAATAGAACCGCGCAGTTCGTCAGTCTTATAGTCTAATGCAAGTTAACCACGGTTAATTCAGTGGTAACGACAAGCCCTTTCCAGTTAACCGTGGTTAATTGGTTTGTTTGTTTTATCATCTGTTTTTTTTATTTGGCCTGATTGATTAACCACACTTGCATAATGGCAAGGTTTGCTTTAATGTATAATCAGGGGTTCGCTCCTAGATAACGAGTGTGACAAAAATATCACACCATAATTAACCACGGTTAACCCATAGAAAAAAGGAACAAGGATATGACTACATTACTAAAAAATACTGAAGCCCTTGATGCACAATTCGGCGCGGCCCACGAGGCCGTTCAAGATATCATTGAACTACAGGAAAAGGCTGAAGGCGTTTCTGGGCAAATTGGCACGGTTGCCGATACGCTGTTTTCTGAGATTGTAACCATTCAGAAAGAAACAGAGCAATCAGCCGCGCAAATCTTCAACACTTTAGCTTACTTGTCGGGTCACGATTATTATCAGGATGAGGCTGGCAATCCTGACAGCAACGGTAAAAAGAACAATCGCGGCGCACCATGGCCAAAGGGGACACTTTCAACTTATCGCGCCCAGTGTCAAAAGGCTGAACGTGCTGAATGTGAAGGCGGACTAGATAAGCCTGTTTCATCTTTTGATAGCTTCAAAGAGCTACGTGCTGAAGTTAATCCACGCGAAAAAAAGGTGGATGAATTACTGGACTTAATCAAAAAGTATCGCAAGGAATTGAGCAAAGACGATGCACAGCACGTTGACGTTGACGCCTTCAATTATATCAATGGCTATGTGTCTAAGATAATCGAGCAGCGCGAAGAAACACGGCGCGAAAAAGAGGCCGCGCAGATTGCGGCAGAACTGGCAAGGGTAAAGGCCGAAGAACAAGCCGCAAAAGCAAAAGAGGAGGCCACAAAGCAAAAGCCGCTCACAAAGGCCGAAGCCGCCAAGCGTGAGGCCGCGCAATCTGCAAAGGCCAGTGTTAAGTCGAACGCAAAGAAAAGGAAGGCCGCATAAAATGCTGGAGTATATAATAGCCTTCTATTGTGGGTTCGGACTTGCTGTTATAGCTTTTTGGGTCTGGATGGTGTTCAACCTGAAATAATAAAATCTTAAGAGTCCTCACAAGAAATTGTGGGGACTTTTTTTTCATCAATTTTTTTTGCCATCCTATCATCCTATCATACCGTATTCCGTCAGTTAACCATGCTGGACGTATACCTTACA